GTCAGGCCGGGTGCCTTGCCGCCCAGGCTGTGAACTCTTGTCATGCGGTTATATTCGCCGCCACCGAGCATCAGATACCCGAATGAGTCGCCAATGTGTGAGTGTTCGTTCTTGTTGGGCGCATCCCTGAACCGCTCCTGGCCTGCGCCGACTGCCACGCGCTTGAAGTGGTAGCCACCGGCCAAAGCCTTCCTCAGCAGCTTACAGTTGCGGTTGACGATCAGCCCTGGTTTGCCGTCGATCAAGCGCTGCATGGGCGCTGCGGAGGCTTCTCGGCGTACCTTGAAGTCGTTGCTGGCAGTGGGTTGAGCCTTTAGCCCCAGTGTGCGCAGGAAATCAAAGGCAGTCACCTCATAGATGGCATCACGCGCCATGCCGGCAGGGTCGCCCCAAATCATGACCTGGTGTTGTGGATACCGCGCATTGAGCTCAGCTAGCAGTTGCATACCGAATCGCTCCAAACCCATGTCAAATGTCACGATTTCATGGTGGATCACCCAGCGGCCATTGGGTAAACGCTGGCCAATGGTGGCGGCTGGGGTCAATCCGAAGTCGAGCCCGACCTGAATCGGCACTTCAAGCGACAGTTCGGTTTCGCCCGACATGGTCGAGTCATCATATTCAGGCCAGACGGGTCGGCCTTCTTGGACGTAGGTGTACAGACCACCGGCGTAGCACTTGATCCAGTCCAAGTTTTTACCCAGCAGCATCTGTTGGTAGTAGCCACCCGGCAGGTTGTTGACGTTCTCGGCTTCGGGGTTGATCTTCCACCACTTACCCGCGGCAAAGACATGATCATTTGCTTCAGGGTTGTCGGGCAGATCGGCAGGGTCAACCTCTTTCACGCCACCTGGTTGCTGCCAAAACTTCCAGGCATACGGGCCGGTCATCTTTTCCTTGACGGCCATACGGTGCCACCAGTGGTCATCATCGGTTGGGTTGGTATCCATCCAGATACCGTGCCAGGTAGCGCCACCATCGCGCTTGGTTGGGTATCGTCCGACCCGGTGGGTTAGGCCATCGATCACAGCCTTGGGCAGTTCTCGCGCTTCGTTGACCCAGGCACCGGTTAGTTCCAGCGACAGCAGCTTTCTAACGTCTTTGGGCTGATCCAAAGCCAGAAAGATGACTTCCATGTCGATGCCTGCGGCATCACCGCGGGCAGGCAGCCGGATGTGGTGGGTGATTGGTGGAGTCCAGAGCATTGGCCCGAAGGTAGATTCGGGAAACAGGTCGAGCCAGGTCTTGATGGTGGTGGTTTTCAGCATTGGGTAGCTGTTTCGCACCACCGCCCAGCGGGTGTAACGGATGTTGTCAACCGGGCTCGGCTTCTGTTGGATCGCTTTCTTGAAGATCTTGGCCGCGCAGGCGTAGCTCTTGCCGGAGCCCACCGGCCCCATCACGCCCTGGACGAAGTTGTTCGACTGAAAGAAGTCGTACACCACTGGGCTCAGACTGAAGTCGAACCGCAGCCCGCCTGTCGCTACTGTCTTCTCTGACTGTTGTTTTGTCTTTGACACGTTTCCTCCACAGGCTCATTTAGCTTTTAGTTCGCGCCGCAGCTTTCTAATTTCAGCAATCAGCGACTTGTGAAAGATGTTCATCCGGTGCAAATGCCTGGCATATTGAGGCAGGCCAAGCCCCTTCAGTTCCTCAACCAGGTCAGGCGTATCCTCAAACCAGACGGCACGACGCAACACATCCAACTCTTTCGGTGTTTTCATGTTCCTCCCGTTGGTGCGACCACGTTCACATCAATCACGCTCGGCTTGTCGTTCTCGTCAGGGTTGTCCAACAGGCCAGAAGCCTTGGCCAATAGCCGCAGCACACCCACCTTGTCGTACAGCTCGATGTCCAAGAAGCTGTTGCCTTCCTTGTCAGTCCTGACGCTGACCTTCTTGATGGCCTGCAGTGCGTGGTCAGGGATCTGGTGAGCAGCTTTGACCTTGACGTTACCCATCTCATCCCAGGTCATGATGTCCGTGATCTTGGTATTGGCCATGCACAGCAGGGCATAGGACACCGCTTCACGGTTTGCAATCAGGGTATTGGATCGATCAAGCCTGCGTTGCACAGACCTGACCCCACCCCAGTTAGTCAGAGGTGGGATCACGGAGGATTGCTTCTTAGATGCCATCAATGTCACCAGGGAATGTCATCAGCAGGCTGCGGCTGGTAGCCGTTGCCCTTGGCCTGGCCGTGACCAGACAGCGGTGGAGACACAATCGCCTTCTCCTTTCCAATCTTTACCTTGAAGTACTCATCACCCGATTGCGTCTTAGCACGGCTCACATCGAGAAAGTGTAGCTTGCCATCCGGCAACATAATGTCGCCACGAAAGTCTGCGTGCCAGTCCTCTTTCTTGTCGCGGTTAGCAAACGCAGAGCCAAAGTTAGGCTTATGGTTATATTTCATTGTGGTAACTCCTGTTTATGTCATTAAAACACCAAAAACCCCGCCAAAGGAAAAACGAGGGAAAAATTGTGACTGACACCCGCTAGCGCTACCGACGGGGGAGGGGGCAAAGGGTGCCTTTTTGACAACGTATGATGCCAGCATGACAACGCTATCGATCCTGCAGCCAGCCTGTGCCAGCATCGCTTGAAACATGACACCCTTTCAACCCCTCCCTGTCAAAACACCATACGTTCGTTTGGCAATTTGACGCATTGGATTACAGCCCCGTAGAGCCGTTTGCCTGTGCCACCCATGTCTGCCTATTACCTGCACCCTGATCGTGCCTTGTAGGTACCTTAGATCGCGTTTAAACGCCATGTGTGCGCAGCAGGTTCTCTGCGCTGAGGGTGATCAGGTCATCAGCCAGCATCATCTCGCTTGTCGGAATGGCAATCCCTTCAGCCTGATAGCGTTCTGCTAGCTGTTTGGCAACTGTTTCCAATTCGTTAACCTGCATTGTTCCTACTAACATCTTTAGTACTTCAACATTCATTAAGTTAACCTTTAATACTTTACTTAAAACCTCTTTATACCTATGTTCTTCTGTGTTTAGCACAACCTCCAGGTTGTGAGAAGGTTGTGAATGTAGACCCTCTTCTTCCACAACCTGTGGGTTGTGATTGCTGGTGTCTTTTCTTTCCTTCTTGGCAGCTATTTGCTGTTTCATCTTGGCAACAGTTACGGTGTCTTTACCCTTCGGCATGGCGTACTCCTTCGCTGGTTCATTGATTGGTTTGACAACACCTCGGATCATGTCCTGGATGCGTTTGAGTCCTTCGGGATCGATGGTGTTGTCCTGTTCCTGCTGTTGCTTCTCTTTCATATAAAGTGGCCTTGTGTCTTCAATTGAACTGGTGACTGCAATCGCTGTCTCGGTGTCTATCGTTGGGTCAAAGATCACCCTGATGGTGTCTGAGCGCTCGCCCTTGAAACCCTTCTTGACTGTCTGCAGGTAGCCCAGCTCTCGCAACTGAATCACCTGCTTGCTGACAGCCTGCTGGCTTATCCCGAGGTCTTTGGCTAGCCTGGTCTGACTCACCCAGGTGATGCCAGCCCTGTTGGCAAACGAGCAGATCGCCGCCAAGACCTGCAAACCACCGTGGGTCAACTTCTGGTCGAACACAGCCTTAATCGGCAACACAGCCACCTTACGCCGGTCTGGCTCTGGCTCACGCTCCTTGACCCTGGGCTTCTTTGGGATCTTGAACTCCACAATGTTTGTAGGTAACGGGTTCAATATTCATCTCCGCTGAATAGACTTATCCACAGCAGCAGCGCAATCACCAGCACTGCAACACCTGCGCCCATTAACAGCAACCCGGTAAAGATCCAGATCACAGCAGCGCCTTGATCCGGCTGATCTCCCAGCCTGTGGCATCGTGCAGCTCGAGGATTCGGTTTGATGTGAAGCTGACATGGCCATGCCGGTACTTACTCACAAAACCCTGTGGCCACTTCATCTTGACCGCAATGTGTGCATCGTTCCTCGCTGGTAGCTCCTCAATCAGTGTGTCCAGCAGCTTATTTGGTGTCCGTGGTTTTTCCACTTTTATATCTCCTTAACATCTCGTTGCGCAGCCTTACTCGCTCCTCGTAGCCTCGCTGCTGCTCGACAAGGCCCAGGTACTCCAGCTTCGTTGTTTTTGGTTTGCGTGCCTTGTCCGGCAGCTTTAGCGCCCACCTGGCCTCGCAATCGTGCCTGTACGCCTCGCTGTGGGTACAGACCTGGTTGCCATCCACCAGCACCGTGCGTGGCTTCCAGTGAGCCCTATCGCAGTGCTGGCAATGCTCATAACCTGCGGCCACCATGCCGCCTCAGATACCGCCTGGTTTGCCGAATTGCAGCAATGATGCCTAGCCCTGAATAGCGCCAAACCCGAAACGCTCGCCACAGCCGGATCATTTGACGCGCCTCACCTTGCTTGCCTTCGCAGCCTTAGCCTGCTCGCGCTGGATGCGCTTGAACTTGGCGGCCAGATCCATCGCGGTACCCGCTGGCTTGTATTTGAAATTTGGGTTCCACACACTCGGCGTGTCATCCGGCTTCTTTTCTTTCTTTGGCGGCATCGTGTCATCAGCCAGCTTCAGTTTCGTTTGCATTGTTTCCCTC